ATCCCGAAAAGGCCGTGCTATATCCCGAAACTGATAGCCCGTTTAAGTACGTTAACGGTGGAGGGTTTGCAGGCGAATCACAACGCTTTATTGAGTTATACGAATTATGCCCACCAACCGATGAAGTAAACGACCAAGTATGGTTAACGGATAGATACCTTGCCAACACCAACACAATCAAACTAGACACCAACCGCGAACTATTCCAGACCTTAGCCTTTTGCCCACCTACTGACTTTGTGGAGGGTGCAACCTTTTGGCATGGTAACGGACACACACCTTTAGAACCAGCACTAATGACATTACCTATCACCATTGCAACGCTTACGGCCCTATGGCAGGACACGCCCGAAAGCCACAGGAACATCAACAACTTACTTACTGACCTAACCAACGCAGACCTAAAGCTAAAAGAGTTTAGGGATTACGTAGAGCAAACAGCCTACGGTTTTGGTGAGCGTTCCTTTATTGGATTTTGGCAAGTATTAGCTAACGCATTACCGCCTACCTTTTCATTCCTAGAGATTGGAGTTTATCGCGGGCAATCTTTAGCAGCCATCAAACTAGCGCAACCCAAAGCCAAAGTAACGGGCATCACTCCACTAGACACTACAGGCGGTTTTCATTCGAGCGATTACTCAAAGGACATAAGCGACCTGCACAAACGCTACAAATTAAAGCAGCCTACTATCGTGCCATATCGCAGTGATGCACCCGAAGCATTAGCAGTTGCAAGTGGGCAAGAGTGGGACGTTATCTATGTAGATGGTGGCCACAGTTACGAGGTAGCCAAACAAGACATTTATACCTACTCATCATTTGTTAAAGTAGGCGGTTACTTAATTGTTGATGACTGCGCAAACCGTTACAATATGCCTGAAGGTTACTTTAAAGGAATTGAAACAGTCAGCCAAGCAGTAGATGAATTGCTGCCAAATGATTACTTTTGTGAGTTATTTAGCGTTGTCCACATTAGAGTGTTTAAGAGAATTAAATGAACGTACTACTGCACTACACAAATGAGGGGCGAGATATTGTAAAGCAATACGCAACGGGCAAGATTTTAGATATTGGCGCAATGGTTAACCCCATGTTTGCCAACGTGGACACGGTAGACATTAACCAGCCTTGCACCTTTCAAGGCAATATAAACAATCCCGATGTTTGGAGTAAGGTTCTAGCGCACGTTAAAAAGAACGGCAAATATGACTTTGCTATTTGTACGCATACGCTCGAAGATATATCCAACCCGTTATTCGTTTGTGAGCAAATGGCAAAGGTTGCTAAAGGCGGTGGGATAGTAGTGCCTAGCAAGTACATTGAAAGCGGTCGACACGCTGGCTATTATCGCGGCTTTATTCATCACAGATGGATTTGGAATATTGAGGGCAATAACTTTGTAGGTTATCCAAAACTGAACTTATTTGAGCATTCTAAGTTTGATAAGCTAAATGAGTTTGGAAGTACAAAGACTGAAATAGTATTGATTTGGCAGGGTAGTGTAGACGTTAGCGCGGTTAACGGTGATTTCCTTGGCCCTGACAATGCAAGTGTTGAACAGTATTACGAAAACTTGATAACAGATGCACCCAACACGAACATTTAAGACACCAGACGAATTATTTGCAGCGCATTAAATGAAAACAGAAACCGTAAAAATATCGGAGGTTAAAAGCAACCCGAACAACCCGCGAATCATTAAAGACGATAAGTTTAAGAAGCTTGTTGAATCTGTAAAGACGTTTCCCGAAATGCTAAACATTCGCCCTATTGTCGTAAATAGCGACATGGTGGTGCTTGGTGGTAATATGCGGTTACGTGCTTGCAAAGAAGCAGGATTGAAGGAAATACCAATAATCAAAGCTGACACGTTAACACCCGAACAGCAAAGCGAGTTCATTATCAAAGACAACGTAAGCGGTGGCGAATGGGATTGGAATATGCTTGCGAATGAATGGAACGCGGAGGAGTTGGATGCGTGGGGGTTGGATGTGCCTATTGCATTTGATACGGATTATTCAGATAAAAATAAGGAAATTGACATTGATGAATTAGATTCTGAAATGGTAATAAAACTAAAGTATTCAGAGGGCGAATACAATACCGTAAAAGACCAACTAAGCAAAATTGCAGCTACTCCAGAGCAAGCCGTTTGGAAACTATTAGGAAATGAGTAAACACCTATTTCCATATAAGTGGAATTTGTCAAACGGTTATCCTGAAAAGAAAAACGGGTTAAAAGTTTTTGGCACGTTTATTTGTGGTGGAGGTTCAACAATGGGCTATAAGTTAGCAGGCTTTGAACATTTGGGAGGGGTGGAAATCGACCCTCCTATTGCGGACGTTTACAAAACAAATCACAACCCAAAATATCTATTTGTTGAGGACATTCGGGATTTTGCAAAGCGATTGGATTACCCTGCGGATTTATACAACTTGGATATTTTAGACGGTTCGCCCCCTTGTTCAAGTTTTAGCATGGCAGGAAATCGCGAAAAGGATTGGGGCAAGACTAAGGTATTTCGCGAAGGTCAGGCAGAACAAAGATTAGACGATTTGTTTTTTGATTACATTGCATTGGCAAAGAAGCTGCAACCGAAAGTGGTAATTGCTGAAAATGTAAAGGGGCTAATTCAGGGCAATGCAAAAGCTTACGTTCACAGAATCAAAAAGGAATTTGAAGCGGCTGGTTATGTAGTTCAGTTATTCCTATTAAACGCAGCAAGCATGGGAGTACCGCAGAAACGTGAACGGGTGTTCTTTATTTGCCAACGAAATGATTTAAATTTTCCTAAATTAGAATTAAAGTTTAATGAAGAGGCGATAACTTTTGAAAAAATTGACGAGGGTATTATTATAAGTAAAGAACTTTCAAAAGGATTTTTAAATGATTGGGAAAATGCAAAAATTGGGGGAAGTGTAGGGAAATTTTTTTCAAATCAAAAAGTTAATCCAAAAGATATTTTAAATACAATTGCAAGTGGAACTTATAAATTCCATTGGAAACAGCCAAGAGAAATATCTAAAAATGAATTTTGTCAATGCGGAAGTTATCCACTTGATTACAACTTTAAAACTATCGAACCAAAGTATTTAATTGGAATGAGTGTGCCGCCTGTTATGACTGCGCAAGTTGCCAATCAGATATTTTTGCAATGGTTTAAAACAGCCGAAAAGCAGCCGTGAAAAACCCAATCCCAAATAACAAGCCTTTCGTTAAAGGTCAAAGCGGAAACCCTAACGGTCGACCCCGTAAGTATGTCAGCCTTTTGACCGAGCAGGGTTATAAGCGGTCTGAAATAAATGACACTATTAGTGCGATGATGGCAATGACTTTAGATGAGTTGGCAGAAGTTTACAGAAACCCATTAGCAACAATACTGGAAAAAACTATTGCAGGAGCCATGAAAAAATCACTGGAAAAAGGAACACTATATTCTTTAGAAACTTTAATGAGTAGGGTGCATGGTGTGCCAAACCAAACGGTTAATCAAGTAGTTAGTGAACGCCCGATATTTAACGAAATAGACTTGGATGTTCCAACGGACAACAGCGCAGGTTAAAATAGCTAAACTCCGCAAGCGAGTTAGGGTAGTACAAGGCGGCACGAGCAGCTCAAAAACGTTCACCATAATACCGCTATTAATTCAATACGCAACGCAGCAAAAAGGGTCAGAAATAAGCGTAGTAGCGGAATCAGTACCCCATTTGCGGAGGGGCGCAATACGTGACTTCTTGAAGATAATGGATTGGACTGGAAACTTTAATTCATTAAACTGGAATAAATCAAGCCTATTATACACCTTTGAAAACGGCAGCTTTATAGAGTTTTTTAGCGCAGACCAACCCGATAAAATGAGGGGCGCAAGGCGTGACGTTCTATTTGTGAACGAAGCCAATAACACAAGCTGGGAAACATATATGCAGCTAAGTATTAGAACGCGAAAGTTTATCTATATTGACTACAACCCGACTATGCTATTTTGGGCGCATACGGAATTAATAGGCAAACCCGATACTGACTTTATCGTGCTAACATACAAGGACAACGAAGCCCTAG